TGAACAACTGCTTGAATACAGGCGCCCGAGTAATCCGGTCTTCATCGAAGATGACATTGTTGGCTGCAGAGAAAGCGTTAGGCGGGAGGTCGTACGGGTTGGCATCAGTGATGACCCCCACGCCCCCTAGCTTCCGAAGCGGGAGAGTCGGCATTGATTAAACCTTCATGATGTAGGCCAAGGCCATGTACGGAGGGAGCGACGAGTGTTGGTGATCGCCCACGAGATTCGCAGAATGCGTATGGGACTGAGGGGTAACTGCGGTAATCGCATTGATCCCTACGGCAGCCGCAGCGCTCTGGGTAGTCGTATTGATGACCTCAGTGGTACCGTTGATCGTATGGGTGTGCGACCCTGCCATACCAGTACTTGAGGCACCACCAGTGGCATTGACCGCATACGAGGACCCCGCACCCGCTACGAACCTATTGCGGAGGTCAGGGGTCCCATTGGTACCATCACACAGTAGGTACCCGGCAGGGATAGCCACGATGGCCCCAGACCACATCAAGATCACTCCCTTGGGAACCGGGGAGTTCAATTGAGCAGGGGTGACCGTGACGGGGGCATCCAGGTTCGGGAAGGTGTTCTTCAGGGCCTGCTTGATTACCCGAAGGTGATCGTCAGCCTGAGAGACCGTGTCGGTACTGTTGGGATTCGCAGGGTTAAGCTGGCTGATGTAGTTAGCTGATTCGAGAGGCATCTGTATTTACACCTTCATGATGTAGTAGAGGGCGTAGTACGGATTCCGAATGTCAATGGAAGCGCCACTCCCGGCATTCCCAATGGAAACGGTGTGGGTATGGTTACCAGCGCCTTGGGACACGATGTCCACGCTATGGGTGTGTGCCCCTGCGTTCTGAGTGGGAGACTGGAAGCGTCCCGAGGAATACCCGGTACTTACGCTTACGTTGGCACCACCATTGTCCGAACCCGCCTGGACCGAGCCAAGGTTATTCAGGCCGTGGGCGTGATCGCCATCTCCAGACGTGGGACCCAAGACTCGGTGGAAGTGGTCCCCTGGGTTATCCGTGGATGCGCTGTGGTTATGCACGGGCATCTGGGACTGCGACAGGGCGATAAACCCGTTACCGCCCGAGTTATTAAGGCCATACGAATTCCCTGCCCCTACGACAAGCCTGTCAAGGAGATTGGGCGTGGTGATATTACCTGCACCATCACTACGGACCACCGTCTGACCATTACACAGTGCCCACCCTGAGGGGACCGTAGCCCCTACCCACATAATGACCGCCCCAATGGGCATCATCGTATTGATAAAGTCCTGAGACAGATTTACAGGACCCGTGACGTTAGGGAAGGTCGCCTTCAGGGTCGACTTAATGAGCCGGATGTGGTCATCTGCAAATGCAATGGCATCTGAGCCAAGGGGATTAGCAGGTACGAGACCATTAATATAAGTAGCGGATTCTAATGCCATGGGTATCTTTGGGTGACTGTGGATACCCTTGGGGTACCTTGGTTTTATCTCTGGGTAAATCTTTAGATAAGACCATTATTAATAACCTATATATAAACTATAGGGACTTAAGTAAAACCTAGGGTCCTTTAGAATCCTCAGGTCTTTAATCTTTAGAATCTAAAGCCCCCCTACCCCCCATAGCCCTTACTGGTCTATTAATGGTCAATGTAGGGAGAAACTTAGGTGAAACTTGGGTAAAACTTGTGCAACCTTGGGTACCCTTGGGGTCCTTTTGGTTACCTTGGGAATAAAGGGGGTGGGATCAACTTGAGGGTACCCGGGGGGGTCCTAGGGGGTACCTTGGGTTTCTTTGGGAATCTTGGGGACGTTGCTCTCACGCAACAGGTCGAACAACAACAACAACGAAAAACCTTTAGGCATTCTTTTGGAAGTGGATCCAAAGAGGCCCTAGGGGGTACATCCGGCAGCGTGTGGGCACAGCAAGGAGCGTGGCTCGAGTGGGAGCATGGGCTAAGTGCTTGATTCTAAAGGAGATACATCCGATGAGTTATCTAATGTGGAATCAGGGAACGTTGGTCTACTCATTGGCCAGTGGTAGCCAGGGGCATTAGGGATAGCTGAGGTATCCATGGTGCACAAATGATTAGGACACTAACGATTCCAGATAGTGAAGGAAGGGGTTCGTATGTGTTCGACAGGCGAACGAACCTGAGCCCTTGGAACCCCAAGACACCTTTGCATCGAAAGTACTAAGTTTCTCTTGCACAACACTGTGTGTTCCTATATATTCTCTACATACCGCAACGAACCAGACGAACCCAAGGAACCCAAATGAAAACTCTGCGCAAACTCAAGGCAAACGTCGAGTCCGGACACATCGCAATGTTCACCATGATGGTAATGCTCGGATGTTGCCTTAGCGCCTTTGGTGGTCTTGTGTATCCCGATACGTTCCTTGGCTCTGTTGCTAAGTTCGCTTTCAACCTTCATTAAGACCCAGGGGAAACCAAATGATCCTATATCAATCCCAAGCTAACGCCGTCGCACAATCAATGTGGGCGTTAAATAATGTGCATGCAGTTGTGGACGTTCGAATCGTCTTAGATGACGAGGGGGAATACATACGGGTCCAGGAGTCTGACGTTACATTGGAAGTGATCGTAACGCATTACAAGGGGGGCAATGCGGGCACCCGTGAGGTCTATGCCAATCAAGATGCGTTCCTTACTGCATACGACCTATAGGTAACCAGAGGAACCCTGTGCAAATAAGTTTAAATAACGCTTGCACACCTCTGCACAACACGCTATAGTTCATCCCATAGCAGCAACGAACCAAACGACCTTAGATACCTGGAGAATCAAAATGCAAGCAATCGTGACTAAGTACTTAAACCCTACGGATACCAAGGGTTCGCGTATCAAGGCAACGTGTGACGCAGGGTCGGTAACAATCCCTTACCCGCATGAACTGAGCGGCATTGCTGTGCATGAGGCTGCAGTCGCTGCGTTATTAGCGAAGCTTGAGTGGGAGACTGGTGAATGGGTCGGAGGAAGTCTGCCGAATCAAGCAGGATATGTCTTTGTTTATCGCGCCTAACCTACACAACACACAACAGGATACGATCATGGCACAGTGGACTGACGCAATGTGGCAAGCGGAGTGCGGTTACATCTCGTTAGCTGCAGACAAGAAGGGAAAGATCCGTGAGTTCAATTTTGATACCGATTGTTTCCTTCGCTACTGCGAGATGCAAAGGGACCAAGCGGAGAAGCAAGGATTCTTTGATTCCGCTGAGTACATCCAGCACTGCATCGATGATTTGATCTAAGGAAACCAGCATGAAAACGATCACCTTCGCCACTGCCGCCCGCAAGTTTGCAACCGAAGCTTCAAAGCGCGTCCCTAAGCACCTGACGCGTGAAGTGCAATCGATGTACCGCCGTATGTGCATCGAAGGTCTGGCGTATCAGGCTGGTTACTACATCTCTGGCTAATTGTGTAACACACAGTAGGACAGGTCGAAACCCTCTTACACATGAGGGTCTACGGGTACCGCCCGTACTGATGAGACCAACGATTCATCCAACGCAACCAAGGATAGCCATGACAGTCGACCAACTTACCCCTGTGCAGCTTGACGAGTTCTTTAAGGCTTATGTTGAGTGTGCCCTTTGGTCGTCCATGGATGACGAAGGGGAACCGTTAGATATGCATGAGACCTCTGTCTTCTGCCATAACACCATGCTCAATGACTGTCGCATGTTCACCGATCGTAACTACGATAAGCTGATGGAAGCATTGGAACACTCGGGATACACCTTGGCTAAAGCCGGTCACGACTTCTGGCTTACTCGCAACCATCACGGTGCGGGCTATTGGGACAGGGGCCTAGGCAAGGTTGGCGACAGCTTGGCGTACTCAGCAGAAGTTGAGGGTTCGGTTGATTTGTACGTTGGTGATGATGGTCTAGTTCACTGCCAAGGATACTAAACCATGTTCACCCTAGTCCATCGTTTCACAGGCAAAGCGTTATTACGGTTCCCCTCACTGGAGGAAGCCTTAGTTGCCCTGCAGGATGCTGCGGTCCCTGATCTGTTCTACATCTCTAACGCTGCATCTAACAAACACTGAGGTACACCATGAAAATCCAATTCAAATCCAAGATGCAAGCGGTCTACAACATGGATGATACGGTCGCCTATCAGTACGTTGCGGTCCCTACGTTCAAGCGCAGTCATGTGGATATGAACGCTGCACGGAATCATCCTAAGTACGGTTCATACGCCAATAGCGATATGTTCCCGGGCATGCTGGCACGTATCCGGAAGGACCTTATCCAAGGTTCCCTTGGTATCCGTATGGACCGCTTGCCGGACAATGTGACTGTGGATACCTCTGGGTTCCTGGCTAACGTGACTATTGACGTGGCATGAGACCTTCTGTACGCCCAGTAACCAAAGCTCTCGAAGCATACTCGCGGGCTATCGAACCAACGCCTACACTGATTCATGATCTAACCAGAGCACTCGCAGAGGAACTAGCGGGAACCTTGGGAGGAACAGTAGAGATACGTCTCCCAGGGAACATTAGGATCATTCGAGAACATCGAGAACATAGCGCAAACGAGAAAGCCTAGGGTTTCCCCTGGGTTTTGTCGTTTGGGTTACATTACGTGCGCATTACCTATCACAATAATTGACCTAACAATTAAACAGAACATGAAAACTATTCTCATTACCTTGGTTACCCTGGGTTCGCTTTCTTCCCTTTCGGGTTGCGCAGGTTCCACTATGACCCCTCAACAAGCCCAAGCTTGGTCTGAGGGTCTAAGTAGCCTGGGGCAGACTGTGGGAGCCAGTAGGACCAAGTATCGGCAACCGCAAGCACCTAGCTATACCTGCGTCGACTACGGTTCATTCACGAACTGTAACCCTAGCTAGGCAACCGCAGACAAACTAGAGACCCTAGGTAACCCCTGGGGTTTCGTGCTTGTGTGTTCAGCCAGTCTCAGTCTCGACACTGACGGACGTTGGCCAGCCTTCGTCATCGTAGTGCGTGATTGTGTTGCTGAGACCTTGCAGTCTATCGATCAGGTAATCACGCCTATTGGTGTGCACCTGAACCATAGAACGGAGGCTGTCGCCTAGGTCGTTCAGTTCATCCTGGGTCCAATCACCTGATAGGCGTTTGGCTCTAAGTTTCTTTTGAACGTCTTTGTACAGCCATACCGTGCGCTGTTCCAAGGTATCCAAGGGTCTCGCATTGAGACTCAGGTTGCACTCAGAACACGCGGGAACCGTCAGAAGCGGAATGTTTGCATCGCGATACGCTTGAGTACCCCTGGCCATTACGCGGGCTAATGCTGGCGTATGGTCGGAATGCTCAGGGTATCTGCACTGGCAGTAGGTACAGGTTCGTGAGTCTCCGTACGGTTTGTACAGGTGACCCACAGCCTTTAGAGCAAAGGTCCGGGTTTTATTGGTTTTCATGAGTCCAACAGGGGAACGAGCGGTTCCCAAGGGACCCACAGAGAATGACGAAAGGATGCCTAGGAGGCGATGGGGGAACTGAGGGGCGAAATCCGAAATGGCCAGCCGTTCCAACTAGAAGGCCTGGAAATATTTTGCTCAAATCTGAGTGTGCCCTGTCGGACCCCAAAGGGAGAGAGAGGAGAGAGACCAATGAGGCTCCCCAACAAGGCACGCTCAGATTCCCCTGATCACAGGGAATCGAGACTCAAACATTGCGTTTAAGATTTCGGGTAAATTGCGCTACTCATTAGGCCGGTGAGGTATCCGGGTTGTGGATTCAGAGCCACTTCCCTCCCATTCTCCGTTTGCTTTCCTTACCTGATGATCACTACAAGCCTAACGACCCCATCGTAGCTTACGGCTAGGGGACTGTGGACGGCTACGCCACACATTAGTTCTGGCATACCTCGACGGATTCGAACCGCCATCGCAAGGATTTGGAGTCCTGCATCTTACCGTTGGACTAGAGGCATATAAAAGGATCAGGCTTCCCACCTGAATTGCCGGGTTGTCTTCGCGCTATTGAGGGCGAGTCACCGGAGGTACTCACTCATTCGAGCGAGAATAGTTTGGTCATCGAATACATGACCTAAAGCTGTGTTGCAATGGAAGCAGAGTATGCCTCGCACCTTCCCTGTCGTGTGACAGTGGTCGACACAAGGCTCATTACCCGCTCGCACATCTTTCGCCTTCAGGTTTGCACCATCAAACGTTACTTCTGCACTGCAGATTGCACACCGCCCTTGTTGCCTCTCATACATCCGAGAGAAGTCCGCAAGGGTAATACCGTACTGTCTTTTCAAATGCTTGTTGCGGTAGCTTCTGAGTCGAGCTTTGCCTGACCCATCCGTGCATGTGTAGCACGAGACGCGATTATGTGAGCCGCGCCCCGGCTTCTTCTCGTAGGCATCCCCGCAGAATTCGCAGGAATGGTTCATCGGATTGGGCAACTCCCATTGACGCACTCATCTTCAAGAACAGCATCGAGGTTGTCTGTGCCTTCGTTAAGGTTGATGTGCTGTAGGCCAGCAACGTAGGCGTCATAGACGTCCTTAGTCACTACTGCCTGAGGCAGATACTTATACCCGAGGTCTTCAGCAGACTTCGTGGGGTCAGCACGGAAGAGGAACGAGACGCCCACATAGGACTCCCAGTTATCCATCAGCCAATCAACGATTGCAGGAACTTCGTCCACGCTATAGCTGATCGTTGCGGATACGTTTTGGTCGCACCAGTGCGTCATCAACATCTTGTATCTTTCGAGTTGCTCAAGGGCAGTCTCAAGATTTACTTCCATCTCGACACCGTTCTTGACCACTGTTGAGAATGGCACGGTATCCCATGCAACCGGGAGTGTGATCAGGACCGCTTCGTCATCCGTAGGGTTCGGGATAACCTTGTAGCCCGCGCTGCGACACAGAGGGACCAGGGGGTCATACTTACCAAAGTTGACGCTGTTGAAGATGTACTTGCCCAAAGGAGCGTGCAAACCCTCGGTACAGTCCATGACCTTCGACAGAGTTCCCGAAGGCTTCACCGTGGTTACGTTCTTGGGACGCGGGGTGCCAAGTTCATCAGCCATAGAGTAGGCTGCTGCGTGGGCTGTGCGGCGAAGCTCGATGAAGTCATAAGGCTTCATGTCGGGGCGCATCACGATACCCGTCAGACCTACTCCACATAGGCGGAGGAAGTCGTTGCCTCGGTGCCACGATTCTTGAAGGATCCCGTCGCGGAGGTCTACACAAGTCTGACGGTAATTTGCGCGAGCGGCTAACTGAATAGCCCTACGAAGGCCATCAGAGTCTCCAGCAAACTTACCAACATCGACCTCAGTCAGATTACAGAAGCTCTTATTACCTAGCAGGATCTCCGCACAGGGATTCACACCCTTAAACCACGGGGCACGAGCGGTTGCAGCTTGGCCATTGATAAACCCTGGCTCGCTACCACCTGACTCAACCATCAGATCGAAGATGTGTTGAAGCTCTGCGCGGCTCGGCTTCTGCTTGAACAGTAGGGAGTTATTCGACTGCGCACGCTGGATGTTATTTACCCACCAGTCACGCTTTGCGGTTGTGAACTCTTGCCATTCGTCCTGACCATATTCGAAGAGAGCTATCTCTGCGCTGCGGCGGCTCGATAGAATTGTTCCAAGCCAATTGACGATATCGAGAATGTCAATTCGTGTGAGGAGGCTGCCAGCCCTGCGATTGAGGATGCCAAAGATTGCTCCAACAGCTTTGCATAGTGCTTCGTCACCTGAACTGACCCATCCGTATCCAGCAAGGCGTTCACCAGCCGGTCGGATAGCCGAGGTATCGAGTATAAATTTATCGGCGGCATATTGATGAGCGGCCAACTTACCGAGCGCTTTGGCCCAAGCTTCTGCTGAGTCACCGACACTGATTGTCCAGACGCCATCTTTGAAGGTCTCAACGTTGTGCTCACGGCCACCCTTCTCGGTGCGCTCAGAGCGAATGAATTCGATTGTGGGGATACGCTTCTGGAAGCCAGTAAGCTGACCAACGATGGGACTGAAGCCAACACCGCAACCCTGCAGCAAGAGCCACAGGCAGTCGACGATATCCTGAACGGTCTCGACCTGGGTGAAGCTACAGTTGAACTGCGAGGCTTCACGCTTCTTTGCGACCTTGGTTCCCCCAAGCCACAGCGTGCGACCACTCATGAGAACCTTGCGGTCGATCATCAGTTGACGAAGCTCACCTAGTTCAGCTAGTTGGTTGTCGCTAATGTCATAGCCTGCCTTGTCAGCAGCGCGATCCCAAAGCCACATCTGATGACCAATAACCCGGTCGACCATTTCTTCCCAGGTCTCGAAGACAGTCCCTTCAGCATTCAGTGGTCGCTGATAGGTTCGTCGGGCCACAAGCTGTGACCGAAGTGATGCGTTGCTCATCTCTCTGTACTCTCTCTGTTAAGCATGTACTGCATTGTGTTGTGTTATTGGGAAAAAAGAATCACAAGGGAACCCCAAGG